ATCCGCTTGGCGAGATCGCCTGCGCTCGACTCGGCGCCCTTCGCGGCGCCCTGGAGCTGGCGGAGATGTTCGGCAGTCAACGTCACGCCGTCGCCCTGGACCTTCAGTACCAGGCTCGCAACTTCAGGCATCCCCTCGCTCCTTCGCCGCCCCCGCACGGAAGGCCGCATCCATCGCCATGATCGCCTCGACCTCGAACGCGTCGAGCGCGACCCCCGTCACGGCCCGCCAGTCGGCGAGGTCGCGCCACGTGAGGCGGATCCCGCCGAAGCCCTCGCTCCCGCCTAGCCGGATTTCCAGCCAGGTACTCCACAGGTACTCGACGCCATCCGGGAGCCGAACCGCGTCGAGCCTTTCGTCCCGATGGCCAGTCTGCCGTGCGACCGATTCAAGGTGGTCGCGCAGCCGACCGGCGTCCGGGGATTTGGCGTTCGCGGGCGACTCGAGCACCGCGAACGCCCGGGCCGCCTCCGTCAGGCCGCGGAGGCGTTCCCGAAAAAATTGGCGCGGTTGAAAATGAACCCGGCCGCGCGATCCGCGAGCTCGGGATACGCGAGGTAGAGCTCTTTCGCCTTCGCCTGGCTGAACGGGATCTCCTTCCCGTTTTCGGAAAGCCCGCGCCAGCCCTTCGTGCAGCGGGCGAGGAGTTCGGCCGACTGTTCGCGCACCTCTTCCGGCGAGAGCGCCCGCCCGAGGGCCTTGTTGCGCGCGTCCTGTTCGGCGCGCGCGGCCTTGTAGACGCCGGAATCCATGCCGAAAAGCACGAGCGCGGCGCCCGTGTCGGCCTTCGTCACGGGATCGAGGAGGACGAGCTCGACGCCCTCCTCCGCCCGCTTCACGCTGTCGAATCGTCCGATTTCCATGCCCTCTCCTTAGGTCGCCGAGACGCGGGTGATCTGGATTGCCGTCGCCGTGGTCGCGTCATAGAGCGCCTGGAACGGCAGGTCGATCGCGATGTTGTTCTCGCTCATGCTCTTGTCCGCGCCGGTGTACTTGATGCGCGGGATGAGCAGCGTGTAGACGTTGCCGGCCGGATCCTCGAGCTCGAGCTCGAGAGAGCTTTCGGTCTCGTTGAGGAACTTATTCGCCAGGGTGGCGTCCTCGAAGTACGCCGAGACGCGCCCGGTCACGTTCGCGCGGCCGGTCCCGATGCGGTACGGATCCTCGTCGAACAGCGCGAAGAAGTGCTCGAGGCCGTTCGCGATGGACAGCGAGAGGCCGGTGACGGTGGCGATCGCGACCCCGCCCTCCTTGAGGGTGCCGGTGTAGGAATCGAACGGCTCCGTGGTCGGCGCCGCATCCGGGGTCGCATCGATGGACGTGCCCGAGAACACGTCGGCGGCCAGGGCGAGGAAGCCGAAGGATCCGGTCACGATCGCGTTCGGGCGGATGTCGAGCGAGAACGCGTTCGCGATGGCGCCCCGCATCGGCTGGTACTGCGCGATGTCGGTGAAGCCTTCCTCGATCGTGAAATACTTCTTCGTCACGCCCTGCTTGAGGATGTGCCGATCGGTCGTGGCGGTCACCTCCGTATCGTCTGTCACGTCGACGAGCCCGGTCGCGGTCGCGCAGGTGACGACGAGCGCCTCGACCGCGGACACGACGAATTCTCCGTTGTTCCCGGCGGCGGTGAACCCGCCAAAGGTGATGCGGTCGCCGACCTGCACGCCGTCGGTCACGAAGGAACCGGCCGAGCGCGTGAAGGTCTTCGCGGTGGCGTCCACGTCGACCGTGAGGCCGGTGAGCGCGTAGGCGGCGGCCCAGGCTCCGAAGAGCGCGGACTCGAGGATGTCGTCGAAGCTCTGGAACGAGAACTCGAACGGCACGTCGAGGCTCGGCGTCTTGTTGCCGAGCCGCATGGACGGGATCGCGCGATCCTGGCGGTACTCGCCGGAAACGAGCGACTGGCGCCGGAGCGCGATGCCCGCGCCGCCGTTGCCCCGGAGCGTCTTGCACGCGGGATTGCCCGGGGTCGTGCCCGGCGTCACCTCCGCGACGTATATCAGTCTGCGCCTGCTTCCCTCGGACATGGCTTCCCCCTAGTTTGCTACGTCGGCCCGCCACTCGATGACGACGGGCACCTGGAACCACGCGGGGTCTGCCTGCGGCAGGCCTCGCTCGATGTGGGCACTCACGATGTGGACCGTGACACCCGAGTATGTGAGGACCGTTCCGCGCTTGAAGCACGCGGCGATCCGTTCGGCCTCCGTCGTGGCGGCGCCGTCGCCAGCCCCGGCCGGGTCGTATACGTTGACGTGGAACACGCCGAAGTGCCGGTTCGGTGCAGCCTCGGAAATCGCCGCGGCCACCGGCTTCCCGGTCATGACGTGCGCGTCGTACCACCGCGTCCCGATCGTCGGTGCGAAGTCCCGGTTTTCCCATGCGACTGATGCCGACGGGACGGCCGCGCCGGGCGATGCCGCGATGAGGCGGGCTCGCAGGGCGGCGGCTACTTCGGTCGTTCCGCTCACGGTCGGGCCTCCTCTTGGACGACGCCGCCGAATTCGGCGACGGTGACTGCGACCATTCCGGCGGGCGCCTGCTTCGAGTGCCCGTGCTCGAGTCGCTCGATGTACGGCAGGTTGTTCGTGAGGAGGATCGACGCGCCGGACACGGTCTTCCACGCGAGGCACGCGGTGGTCGCTCGCGCGATGGCGGCGCGGCCGCTCTTGTCGGTCTCCTCGAGCGTCCCGAAGGCCGGCGCGCCGACCGTGGACTGCCAGTTCCCCCGGGCCCGTCCCGTATCGACCGGCGTCCGGAGAATCACCCGCCTGAACATTTCGAGCGCGATCTTCCGCGACACGATATCGATGCGGTCGAGCGATTTCCCGCACCACTTGGACACGTCGAGCGAGAAGTTACCCACGGCACTGCACCGTGTAGTTGAGGGCGACGGCCCCCGGCTGCTCCGGGAGGACCGCGACGATGGCGAGCTCGACGGACCCGACGATGAGCGCGTGCGCGCTCGAGGGCGCGACGAGCGCAACGCCGGAATCCGCGATCGCCGAAACAATGAACCGCCGGTCGTTCGCCTGGACGAGCGTCCCGTCGATCTCGCTCTGTTCGTACCGCTGTTCGACGACGTGGACGGCGTAATCGGTCGGGGTCCCCGGCGTGCTCGCACCCGTCACGGGGTCGAACGTGTCGGCGCCCGGAACGCGCAGCGTTGCGGCTTTCCCCATATCGCGGATCAACCTCGTGGAGGCCGAGCGCATCCCGATGTAGTCCACCCCTACCCCCTCGTGATCCGGAGCATGCCGCCGCCCCGGACGATCCGCGCGAGCGCCTGGGCGATCGTACGGTGAACCGTGACGACGGCCGCGCCGCTCGAGTACTCGACTTCGATGGTCCCGACCTTCTCGCGTTTCACCGCTCCGCCGTGCGCGAGCGCGGACGAGAGCGCCCCGGCTTCGCCGAGCTCGACGAGCGCGGCCTCGCACGTGGCGTTCTTGATCGCGGCCGGAACTAGCGTGAGCGGCCAGCCGTCGGAATCCCAGGCGTCCGAGCGCGGCCAGTCGAGGGCCTGGTCGGAGGTGAGTCTCGCCCCCGGCCAGCGGGAGGCATACAGGCCATCGAGCGCGGCGGACGCGCGGACGAGCGCGGCTTCCTTCGCCGCGTCGGTCGCGGCCGCCCAGGCGGACGAACCGCGCGCGAGGTGGTAGGCGTCGCACTCGGCGACCGACGCGTAGCTCTGCGCGGTCGCGAGCCCGGTCCCGTCCTCGACGATGATGGCCATGCGCTACCCCCTACCTCTCGTCCTCGGGCAGGAGGGCGAGCATGTCGTCCTTCGACGCGCCCCGCGGAATGACGATGCCGAGCTCGGCGAGCCGGGCCTTGAGCTTGGCGACGGTCCAGTCGGGGGCGTCGGGCTCCCGGCCTTCGGTGTAGAGCTCGTGCCGCTTCGGGTCGAAGTCCGCCTTGTTGATCGTGGCGAACCCGGTGCGGCCGTTGTCCTTGACGATGCGGACGGTCTCGACCATGGCTAGACCCGGATGCCGATGAAGGTCACGGTGCCGCGGTCGCCGGCGTTGGCCGCGTCGACCTTGACGACATCGCCGGCCGCGAGCGTGAGGCGCGCGGCGTTGGCCACGACGGCCCCGGCGGACATGTGGGTCACGGCGCCGTCGGTCGCGCAGGCGATCGCGGTGCACATGGCGTCCGAGCCCTTGAGCGGGGTGATCGCTCCGCCGCCTTCGGTGGCCTTCGCCCACACGATGATATCGACGATGCGCATGGCGAACGGCGCGGTGAACGCGGTCGGCGCCCCGGTGGCGTCGGCGGTGACGTCGAACGACATGATCACCGGCGCGTAGTCCTGGGTCTCCTTGATGGAGGAGCCGAGCTGCGCGGCCTGCGCGTCGCCGTTCATCCGGTTGATCTTCTCCGCCTGCACGGCGGTCAGTCTCGACATGGTTCGTCTCCTTCAGGTGGCGGGGCCGGTTTCATCCAGCCCCGCCGGTTGTCCTCTAGCCGAGGAGGATGGCCGCGAATTCGGGCTTCGACAGGACGCAGCCCCAGGCGAGGCAGACCTCGTACTTGACCTGGTGGTACTGCTTGTAGACCCGGACCTCGAACGAGAGGCCGGTGGCCGGGTCGGTCAGCATGTACGCGTCGTCGGCGCCGTCGCCGCCTTCGGGCATCGCGGGCGCACGGGTGACGAGGTGGATGGCGTCCCGGTGGAAGGCCATGTTCGCGCGGTAGCTGCCGCCGATCGTTCCCTCGACCGTGTTGGCCAGGGTCGCGAGAAGGCCGGGCTTCGCGATGACGAGGTCTTCCTCGACGAGCGCCGCGAACGGGCTCTGCACGAGGTACTTGTTCGCGTCGCCGGCGAAGGTGATGACGTCGCCCGCGAGAATGGTGCCGCCGTCGCCGCCGTCCACGTGGATGGTGGTGTCGCCGGGGTTGTAGCCGGCCACGAGGTCGACATCCATGCCGGTCGCCGTGCCCTTCGTGTGGAGCTTCACCTGCGCGGACTGCCGGATGTCGAGGCCGTCGAGCGGGAACAGGACGCCGCGGCGGAACTCGTCGCCGCCGGCCGCCTGGGCCTGCATGTAGTTCGACAGGCTCTTGAGGTTGAGCGCGGCCGCGGTGTCGATGATGAGCGAGCGGCCGGTGCGCGGGCAGCCGTTGTCGTCGAGGATCTTGTTGACGGCGGCGGCGTCGGACATGGCGGTGGCGAAGGGGGCGGCGCCGGCGGTGCCGTAGGCCCGGGAGGCGCGGGTGTAGAGACCGGCCAGGTCGGCCTCGATCTCGTTCACGCCGGCGCGGATGGCCTGGGCGAAGCGGTCGCGCATAATCTCGCGGTAGCGCCCGCCGTTCATGAGGCCGCGGGTCTCCTCGCCGTTGATGCGGACCGGGAAGGCGCGGGCCTTCGAGATGGTCATGTCGCCATAGCTGATGGTCGCGTCGCCGGACGCGGCCGGAGCGGCGCCGGGGGTGATGTTCTCGCCCGAGATGGCGGGGACGATCGGGTAGCGGACGGTCTCGTCCTTGGCCGCGCGGGCGGCGCTGGAATCGCGGTAGACCGCGGGGATGAAGCCCACGAGCTCGCGCGCGACGACGTCCATCGCCTCGTGGAGGATGGGGATCAGTCCGGTGAGGGTGTTGGCCATGATGGCTCTCCTATTCGGTCAGGGTCCCGCCGGCCTTGGAAAACTCCAGGCGGGCGGACGGATCGAGCGCCTCGAACGAGGTGCGCGACATGGTTTTGCCGGACGAGCCGGCGCCCGAGCCGGGCCCAGCGGACCCGCCTCCCGAGGAACCGGGCACCGTGACGAAGGCCTTGCCCTCGTCGGACTGCGCCCATTCCTTCATGAAGTCCGAGAGACCCTTGCGCGTCTCCGCGCCGGTCTTCGCGTCCTTCGCGAGCACGAACGCCTCGCCCTTCTCTTCGTCGACCTGGACCTGCTCGCGGAGCATGGCCATGACCGCCTTGAGATGGACGGGGTTCTTGATGCCGACGGCGAGGGCCTCGCGCTGGACCCCCTCGTCCCGGATGAGCTGGCCGAGCTTCGCGCTCTTTGCCAGGGCGGCGTCCTGCGCGGCCTTGACCGCGGCGGCGGACTTCTCCTCCGCCTTCTTGGAGTCCGCGGTCACCTTGGCGACCTGCGACTCGAGCTCGGCGATGCGGTCCTGCGCCTCGAGGAGCTGACGCTCCGCGCCGGACTTGGTCGCCCGCTTCTCGTCGAGGAGCTCGCGATTCTTCGAGGACAGCGCCTCGATGCTTTTCTGCGCTTCCGCGAGCTGGCGCTCGAGGTCCTCGAGCTTCTTCTCTTCGGCCATACTCATCCCCTTCCGCCGACGCTCTGCGCCGTGCGAATGCGGGCGCTGCCCGCGGTATTCGATCCGAGGTCACGGACCCCGGCTTCGTCATTCTTCATGCCGCGCCCCGCTTCGGCAGCTCGGCCAGCGGAACGACGCGACCGTCTTTCACGAGCGCGTCGAGCGGATATCCCTGCGCGTAGAGCCGCGCGCGGGACGGCCCCAGGATCTCCACGCGGCGCGCTGGGCCTGCCTTCTCGAGGAGGTCCCGCCACGTCTCGTATTCGCTTACCTGCCCGTCCATCGAGGCCCGCGTTCCGGGCGCCACTTCGTCCGCGTCGATACCGAGCTCGCGCCAGCTCTTCAGGACCGGCAGCCATACCCCGCGACAGCCCGGGTGAGCGGGGAGCATGGTCCGCGATTCGCCCGACTTCACGATCTGCCCGTCCGCGACGCCGCAGATTAAGCAGGTGCGCGTGTCGAGCGTCTCGACGCGCTGGTAGCCCTTCACGAGATCCGCGTTCGCCGCGTACACCGCTTCGCGCGCCTGGTTGCCGACGTGCATGGCGGCGGTGCGCGCGAGCGCTTCGGCCTGCGGGGTCGTGAGCGTCATGACGCCGCCGGAGTACGTGCCCGGGATGTACGTGCGCCGCCCGTCGACCGTGCGCCAGGACGCGCGGCGGACGACGCGGCCTCGGAGCCGGCGGACCATCTGGTCGATCGTCTCGCCCTCGGTCATCGAGATCTGGATCGCGGCAGAAACGTCCGTCGTGGCGTTCACGCCGAGCGCGGCGCAGAGCATCCCGAGGGTCGAGCCTCCGGCTGCCGGCAGGGCCTTGATGCCGGCCCACAACGTCGAGGCGGGAGGGGCGGAAACCATGAGGCCGCCCGTGACGGTCTCGAGCGCGCTCTTCATCCAGTCGGCCTCTTCGGTGGCGAGGGGTTCGAGGTCGATGTGGAGCTGGCCGGACAGCTTCTCGGTCGCCGCGTTGTAGATGCGCTCGATGTTGGCCGCCGTTTCCGCGAGCCAGGCTTGCGTCCATTCGCCGCCGGTCGCGGCGATCTTGCCGAGCACCTCTTCGTGCGCCTGCTCGAGGATCGGGAGGAGCGCGCGGAGTTCCTTCGCGGCAAACCGCTCGAGGTACACCCCGCGTTCGAGCAGGTCGGCGAGGAGGCGGGTGGAGGCGTTCACGCGGCGCCCCTGGCGGCCCGGTCAGCGACCATCTTCGCCGTGGCCGCGAGCTTTTCCGCCGCATCCTCGGCGCGCCGCTCGCTCTCGGCCTCGATCTCGCTCTCGTGCTCGCCTGCGTCCTTGTCGCTGCGGATGATCTCGCCGG